TGCCTTCTCCGGGATGCTCATCGTCACTTCGGTGAGGCGGGTCGAGCGGACCAGGCCGATGAGGCTCCGCGCCGCCGCCGAGGCAGCGGTTACGGGCCGCGCCTCCGACAGCACCTCGAAGCCCGCGAGCAGACCATTGATGAGCAGGAATTCCTCGATCGCGGCGATCGGAACGTCGATCGCCGGACCATCGCGATCGACGGCGGAGAGCGACGCCGCCAAGTCCTCGGCCACCTTCACCGCGTAGCCACGGCCCAGCGGATCGGTCGCGATCTCCGCCTTGAGCACTTCATAATCGGCCATCAGCTCGCCTCCCCCACCGACGGTGCGAGCGGATCGCCATTCCAGCCCGGCGGAGGCTCGCGCGTGTTGCAAGCGAGGATCGCGCGCGACACCGCCGGCGCTTCGTCGAGGCGCGCGATCACCAGGCCGGGGCCATATAGCTCGACGTTGATCGGGCGCGACGGCGGCAAGGTCACTACCAGCTCGCTCGACCCCAACAATTCCTCGACGATGTCCAGCGCGGTGCGCGGCACCTTAAGCTCGCTCATTCCAAATCTCCCAGATTCGCCCACCCCGGCCCTTGGGGGGCCGAGAACAGGGTCGGGTTGGTGTTCACCACTTGCAGGACCTGCGTCGCCATCTGCGGCGAGAGCTGGCCGGCGACGTCGCGGACGCGAATCGCGAAGACCCAGGTGCCGGGTGCCACGCTCGCGTTGGTCATCTCCGTGCCCTTCTTCGCCTCGGTCAGCGGGATCATCTGCTCCCACTGGCTCACGCCGAGCGCGGCGAAGCGGATGTCGTAGCCGGCGATCGCGTTGTCCGCGACCTGGTCCCAGCGGAACGCCACGACCTCGCCGTTGTCGGCGGCGGAGAAGTTCTGCACGTTCGGCGGCACCGGCGGCGCCGGCAGCACGAAGGGAACCGCCGTCACCTGCGCCAGGGTCTGGCCGCCGCCGCCGAAGATGTTGAAGGCCGGAAACTTCAGATAGAGCGTCTTGCCGATCTGATCGGCGGTGTAGGGGATGACGATCTGCGAGCCGTCGAGCCGCGCGAACCTCGCTCCCGCCATGTGCGCCGCGATCGCCGTGCCGTAGGCGCCGCGGCGGAGGTAGCCGAGGCTGTAGCGATGCGCGCCGGTCAAGGTCGCGGTGCGATAGCTCAAGAACTCGCCGTCGACGCAGCAGAGCGTGTGGAACGCGTCGGCGTCGGCCTGGGTGCCCGAGAGGAGCTCGCCCTCGGACATCGAGAGATCGACGGCGAGGGCGTCGTCGCCATCGGGGTCGGCATGCGCCGGCAGCGGCGCGGTGAGCGTACCTTGACGCGATCCACCGACGCTGCGCGCGACGTGCTTGTATGTGTTCCCGTCCGAGGAGGCCCAGATGTCGCAGCCGCCCCATCCTGCCGGCCCCGACACCGCAACCCAGAGCTCGAGGCCCTGGCTCGACTGCGCCAGCGCCACCGGCGCCACCACGATCGTGGGCGGGTTGGTGTTCGGCGCCGGCGCGTTGTAGTCGGCGGAGTAACCGGCGCTGCCCGTCGCGGGATAGACCGGGGCGTGGCCCGCGCCGGCGAGGTATTCCTCCGCCGTCACGCTCAGCGTGCCGTCGTCGTTCTCGGAAATCTCGGTGATGCGGACCCACTGCTTGTCGAGGCCGAGCGCAGCGTCGGTCAGGGTCACGATGTCCATGGGGTCGAGCAGGATGTAGCGCTGGCCGAGCGTGAACTGATAGACGTTACGGATGGACTCGCGCTGGAGCTGGAGCTGCGCCGAGAGCCGTGCGGCGTTGCCATCTGCGAAGAGATGCGCCTGGCGCGAGCTGTCGGAGCGGCGGCCATAGAGGTCGATCGCGGCCTGGTCGAGCGCCTCCACCACTTCCGGATTGTACTGATTGCCACGATTCAGATACTCGAGCTTGATGTCGTTGAGCGCGTCGGCCGGACGCTTCCTCGCGACGAGCACGGGATCGGCGTTGGTGCCGCTGCTGCCGCTGGCGTTCTGGTTCTCAAGGAAGTCGTCGTCGCCGAGATCGTAGAGCGGTGCCGAGGGCGGCGCATAGTCGAACCCGTTGGCGGCGATGCTCTCGTCGCCGTAGGGCACGAGGGAGAGGACCCCACCGCTCCAGACGAAGGCGCTGTTGGTGTTCTTCGCGATCTCGTCCAGCATCTGCGCCGCGCTCTGCTGCTCGGTGTAGGCCGGCGAGATCCAAAGGCCCGCGGCGAGCGCGTAGGAGCGATACGTCGCGAGCGAGCCGATCCGCGCCGCGGGGAAGCCCGCGCCGTAATTCGGATCGGTCAGGAGGTCGACGATGACTTGTGAGGGATCGGCGTCGATCCCGTTCGGCGCCGTGCCGAAGAGAATGCCCTGCACCTCGAAATTGTGATTTGGCAGCGTCGGCACGTCGTTGAGCTGATAGGGGTCGGCCGCGAGGTAGGCGATGCCGGGATAGTTGAGCGCCTGGCCCGGGAACTTCGTGGTGAGGATCCCCCAAGGCGCCTGCGTGTACGTGCCTGAGAAGAGCGACAGACTGAGCTGCGCCAGCGTCATGACCTGCTTGTCGACGAAGACCCGAGGCACGCCCATGATCGGCCCCTCGCCCAGCCCGATCGCGACGCCGGTCTGATAGGTGAAGGTCGTGCTGCCGCCGGACCCGCCCTTGCCCCCGCCGCCGACCACGCCGCCCTTGCCGCCGCCGGGTGGCGAGCTCTGATGCGGGATCGCGGCGAAGTCGCCGTACCAGATCAGATTGCCCGCGACGCGCGTCATGCCGTAGACGAGCGCGACCGCGCGTCCCAGCACCGAGGTCTGGATGTCGAGCCCGGACGCCGCCGGCGTTTGCGCCGCCTGCGCTGAGCCGCCCTTTCCACCTCCCGCGCCCATCCGTCACCCCCAGAGGCTATAGAACTCGCGCGGCCGCGGCTTGCCGTGATTCTCGCGCGCGCCTTCGCCGATCCACTTGAGCCATTGCGCGGCCTCGGCGTCCTCGAGGCGGCAGACGCTCCCCATGTGCGCGTGGATCACCACGGGCCACTCGATCACGATGGCGCCGTGGCTGAAGCAACGGCCGAACTGCCAGAGCACGACGTCGCCCGGTCGCGGTGGGTCGGGTATCTCGTGCGCGAAGCGCCGCACCCCCTCGCGATAGCGCTCGGCGTCGCGGTGCAGGTTCCAGTCGATGGGGTAGTGCTCGACGGTCGTGGGCGGGATCAGGCCGACGTTCTCGTAGACCCCGATCAGCAGGGTCAGGCAATCGACGCCGACGCCCTTGATCTTGGCGGCGTGGTGATAGGGCGTGCCGAGCCAGGTGCGCGCCTCCGCGACTATGGTGGCGCGCTGGGCGGCTTCCGAAGCGTCCATGGTCACACCGCCGTCTCCGGCACCGGCACGAAGGGAAAACCCTTGAACCGCGCCTGATTGTTGAACTTGGCGCAGCCGCCGGGGCCGTTCGTCTTGTCGCAGCCGGGCAATGCGACGAAAGTGTCGCCCGCGGCGGCCGCGAAGGGGAACGGCGCGATCAGCGAGAGCGTTCCCGGCGAGCCCGCGGCCCAAGTCTTGACGGTCCGCGCGAAGCCGCTGTTTCGGCCTGACGTGAAAGCGATCGAGCCCTGGTCGAACCATTCCGCGGGCTGGGCGAGCGTCGCCTTGATCTGGCTCGCGCTCGAGCCCGAAGCCGCGGCTCCGCTCACCCGGTAGCTCGCCTTCGGCACGCCGCAGGCGGGATCGTAGAGGGAGTTGACGCAGGTGGACTGACAGAGGTTGCGCGGCAGGTCGAGGTTCAGCAGCTCCAGGTGGCTCGCAACGTTGAAAGTCGCGAGCGAGCGGCCGAGATCCACCTCGGCGACGCGGCCCACGAACAGGATGACCGTGCCGGCCGACGCCGTCACCGACGGATAGACGCCCCGCGCCGGCGGCGCCATGAAGGCGCGCTCGAGCTGCAGCTCCGCGCCGTCGAAAGTGCCGAGCCGGCATGCCCAGAGGAACGGGAGTCCGTCGATCGTCGCCGAGCCCGGGATCGCGTCGAAGGCGAGCGTGTCCACCTCGACGCCGATCTTCCAATGCGCCTTCGCC